AAAGAATATAAACCAGATTTTGTTTGACCATTTCTATTTCTTTTAGTGACATCTGATGCATTGTATAATTTTTTAAAATTGTCTCCACCTTTATCTAGCGCGTTACTTGTTGAACCCATCATACACTTTCCAACTATTCTACTACCTAATCGTAAACATGTTTTAGTTACTCGCCAGTTATTTAATATATTATCTGGTCTTTCCCATTTACCACTTTCATCGTGTACTAATAAGTTTAGTTTTTCACCATCATAACTGTTGTCACCAGTATTTTTCCAGTCAATAGTAGTATCAAGTCCAACCAAGTCTTCCTGCTTTTCGTTCGCAACAATTTTTTTACGCGTAAACTTACTTGCAGGAACACGATAAGCAAGTTCAGATTTAGGCCTGTCCATACCGTCTTGTATCGGTTTAAAAAAGAAAGGATAGTTAACCGATATTGGAACAACTTTGTCTGTAAACATTTTTTTAGCATCAGCACCTGTTTTAGATAATATACCATATCTACTATCACTTGATATTGTAGCTAAATTAACTGTTTCTGCAGATGACATAAATGAAAAGCCTGATCTTCTATTCTTTAGATAACACATACCATAACACCTTCTATCTGCCTTGCATGCTTCCCAAAATATAAAAAACAGTCTATTTGCTTCTCTAAAATCAGGTGCACCTATATCTATTTTACTCCATTGTAAATACATGTAGTGTGCTCCTGTTATATAAGTTGGTTTATTATTATTCATAAACCAAAAACCTTCTTCTCTACGTTTAAACTCTTCGTCTATATAATCATACCATTTTTCTTTTTGATCTTCAGGGTATGATCTCCAGTCAAATATATTTTTAAGTCTTGATAATTCTTTAGGATATTCTATTTTTTGCCACTTATTTATTTTGTTGGTGTGCACGTGCACTGGCAGCATTGGCAAAGCAATGTGCAAGCCTTGTATCTCAAGTATTTCCCCAATTTTACCAGTTTTAGAGATAACCACGACATCATGTTCTTTATTGTATCCATATTTCCATTTTTTAGATTTGTTAAGCCGACTTATAGTCGTGCGTTTAATAGGTTCTATTGTTTTAACTAAATTTTGCTCGTACATTACTTAGATCTGCCTTCTGCGAATCCTTTAAAAGTTTTTTTCTTTGTCTCTTCAGGTGCTTTGCCCTCAAGCAGGTTTTCTTCTTCTTGGATTCTGTTAAGTATTTCAAATGCGTCAAATATAGCTAGCTTTTTAGTGG